AATTCTTTACCAACTAAAAATAATTCCTTTTCTCGTTCGTGTCCTTCTAATTTTGTATATTTATTTGGTTTTATTTTATTATGACTGTGAATAAACTGCTCAAATTTTTCACAATTCAAAACAGAAAAACAATCCAATAATACTATATCATTACCAAAATCGGTTTTATGACCTTTAAACCTGTCTACAAAATTACGACTTTCTCCTATTTTTACTATATAACTTTTATCTTCGAATTCTTTAACTTTTATTATATACACAACTGGTTCTCTATTTTTGAATTTTTGCAATAAAAACTCTTGTTTTTGGAGTTTTTGAACTTTGGATAATTTTGTATCAAATTCTTGTTTGGTCTGTTCTAATTGTTCTGTGGTACTCTGAATTAATTGATCTTTTTGTTCTAATTGTTTTTCTAGTTGATATATCCCGTTTATACGAAGCTCTTTTACAACCTCACAAATCCAATTTTGAAATTGTTCAGCTATTGGCTTTCTCGATTTAAAAAGAACTTTATAAAGACCTTTTTCAGTTAAAAATGAAACTTGTTGAAGGCCACCAAGGGTATAGATATTATCTATAACCTTTTCAGTATTATCAAAATTTTTTATAGAAGAACTTATATTACTAATTTCAAGTATAGCCCCTATATCACTTGAACGAAATAAAGGATCATTAAATGTACCTTTTATCGTTATATTCATATTCATTTTATTAGAATTAAAAGCCTTCACTATTTCCATAATATGGGTATAAATATATAAATTATACCCTTTATATATTTTTTTGTATAATAATACTTAATATTATATTAAACATACATCGCGAAATTATAAAATAATTTTTATTTTTTATAAAAATTATTTTATTTTTTATTTATGATTTTATTTTAATGTATTAGTTAGTGCAAAAATATAAGAAAAAAATAAAAATTAATTTGAATACGCTATTCCAGCCATTCCACTCATACATCTTAAAACATTATAACTCCAGGCATAGACACGGACCTTAGCCGTGGCAGTGCCACTAACGGTGTTGGAAGAAAGAACAAGCTGAAGGACTGCATTATCAATGCGAGAGAAGTTGCACGACCCTGAGGGCTGATGCTCCTCGGGTCTAAGTGCAAAAGAGTACACATTAATACCAGTATCAGGTGCGCGGGTGTGGTGCTGGAAGGGCTGAACCTGGTCGAAATAGGATCCTTCGCGCTCAGAGAAGCGGTCCTGGCCGTTAAGCTGGAGCTTAGCGGTAACAACAGGGTTCTCACCCCAACAGTGCATATCGATAGCAGTCTCAGCAAGAACAAATGTACCCGCATCAGAGACATATGAGCCAAGAGATACACCGCTGGTGTAAGTAGTGTCAACAAAGGCTTGATCTGGTTTATTTCCAGTAGAAGCCCACAACTGTGCACTGGTATCGGCGGTCGAGTTATCTGCAGCACCAGCCATATCAAATAGACCAGATGCATTGATAAATCCATTGGTACCAACGGTAGCATCTTGGCCACCAAATGCGTGGATGGCGTTGGGAAGAGCATCAATCGCATCAGTGTAGTTGAAAGGCTGTGCACCAAGAGCCTTGTATAGAAGAGTACCACCCTCTAGAGATGAGCAATAATCAACATTCGCATCAGGCTGAACAACCCAGATGAGTTCCTTGCAAGGATGATTAAAGTTCAACTTTATTTTATTACTTGAGCTACCTACACTCTCATCACCGGTAAATTGAAGCTGCTCGATAAGATATTCATGTGGATTCTGGGCCATCTTTCTTCTTTCGTCGGTATCAAGGAAGATATAATCGACGTAGAAAGAAGCGGCAACAAGAGACTGCTGGTAAGCGGTGGTGCACTGTTGACTGCTGGAAGTTGCAGTGAGCGACTTGACAGCCCACAAGCACTGCTGAAGAGGCTGGATGTCGAGGTTGATCTTGACCTCGTGATATTGGAGAGCAATAAGAGGTAAGGCAAGTCCGGGGTTTCTATTAAACCAGAACTGAAGAGGAATATAAAGAGTAGTCTCTGGAAGGGCATTGCGAGGAGCACAAACCTGAGAAGGACCGCCGGAAGATGAGCAAGGGCCGGAGATAGGGGCGAACTGGGGATCGGTGATATAAGTAAGCTGAGTGGTGTGACCAATCATCTTGAAGTAACCACGCTGCTGCTCGGAAGACATGGTGAGCTGGTTCCAGATGTGCATCCAATCACCATACTGGCGATCGATGCGCTGGCCACCAATCTCAACTTCAACCTGGGCAATGAGCTGCTCGCCAATGTAATCTAGCCAACGAGCATAAACTCCATCATCGCCAGACTTAACCATATCCTGGTTAATCTCAGGGAGAGTAACCTGGAGGTAAGTGCGGTAGGCAAGATCACCATTACGAGAGATGGTGCAAGTTACGCGACGACCGAAATCGGCCTGACCGTTAAAGGTCTGCTCAATGCTCTCCATAGAAAAGTTAGTGTATCTACGGTAAGAAACCTTCCAAAAAGTAATCTCAGGGGTACCAGTAAGGTAAACATCTTGTGCGCCATAGGCGACCAATTGCATAAGACCTCCAGCCATTTTTAATTATATTCTATGTAAAGAAAAAAATCCATTGAATTAAAAAATAATAAAATGCTAAATAAAAAATTAATAAAATAGTTAATTAGTTACTAAATCTTTATATAAATTATGTTAAATTATAAAATTATATAATATTTTTTACATTTAATATCATTTTGCTACGTCTTCGACTCCGCAAAATTTCGAAAAATAAAAAGCAAAAATATATAATAATTAATATCGCTATATAATTACTGTATAATATGATAATATTACGAAAATTACACAAGTATTATTATACATTTTGTATTTTGATTTTCAAAAGCAAAAATTAAAAATATAAAGCGTACTTCTTTATTATAGTATATTTTACTACGTCCTTCGGACTCCGTAAAATTTCGATTTTGCTACGATGCTGCGCATCTCCGCAAAATTTCGAAAATGGAACCGAAGACTCTAGACATAGTAGACCTCATCGAGCGTAATCCAATTACACGTATTTCTAACGACTGTAATGAAAAAATGATACAAAAAGTAAGAGATAATTTTACAGATATACAGCAACAGTTATTTATTTCATCCTTTTATTGTTATTTAAACTATGACCAAACAAAAGATTTTGTAGTAGATTTAGATAAAGTATGGGGATGGATGGGTTTTAGTTACAAACATAAAGCAAAGAGTATGTTAATTAATAATTTTACACTTGATAAAGACTATAATGTTTTGACAACCCATAAAGTTGGACAAAAAAATGATGATAGTTCATCAGAATACGAAAAAGAAAAAAAAGAAAATCGCGGTGGTCATAATAAACAAACTATTTTAATGACAATACAAACATTCAAACGTTTTTGTTTAAGAGCGGGAACAAAAAAAGCAAGTGAAATTCAAGAATATTATTTAAAATTAGAAAATTTAATACATGATGTTTTACAAGAAGAAAGCTCAGAATTAAAACAAAAATTACAATTAGAACAACAAAAATTACAATCGGAAAAAAATAACACATCTAAAAGAATACACAATAATATTTTAGAATGTTATCAAAATAAAAATATCGTTTATTTATGTGAATTAAAAGAACACAATGGGAAAATAATAGTAAAAATAGGTTCTTCGCAAAATATTAAAGAACGTATGGCAAATATAAAAAATAAATATAAGATTGAACCATCATTATTATATGTTTTAGAGTGTCGCGATCACGTAAAATTCGAACGTTTTTTACACAATAATGATACAATTCGAAGTTTATATATAAATATGGATGAAACAAGTAATACTGATATTAAATCAAGAGAAACCTATTTAGTTACAAGAGAACAATGTGATATAATCATAAAATTAATAAAAGACTTATATCAAGAATATTCTAAAAAAAATAAAGAAGATGAGTCGATTGACATAGATAAACAAATACAATTATTACAACTAAAAAACGAATCAGACAAATTATCAATTCGATTATTAGAATTAAAAGAACAAAAAGAACAAAGATTACAATTAGAGGAAAAAAAATACGAAAATATTATAAAAAAATACGAAAAAGAAGAGGCGGAAAAAATAAAAACACTTGAACTAGAACATCCCGCGGCGGCGCAGCCGCCGCCTACAATAGAATATATACACCCTTGAACATTTAAATCCGCACAAAATATGAGTGATTTTCTCATTTTTAATATATGAAACATAAATCTCCGGACTACAAAACTTCTGTAGTTAGATATTATTTGAATAATAAAGAAAGTATGGATAAAGTATGTAAGGTTTTTGATTGTAAGAAAAGCACACTCAAAGATTGGATTCACAAATATAATAATAATCATAAAAACCTCACAAGAAAAATAAAAAATGCCATATCTTACAAAATCAAAAAAGACCAAGTCAAAACCGCATTGAATATTTTGGATAAAAACGAACAATATACTATGAGTGAATTGTCTATGTTACTCAAAGAAAAATACAAGGATTTTGATATTTCACCCCCAACATTTAGGTAGAATTGTGCGAAACCATAACCGCACACGCAAACGAACACGACACGAACATTTCCCTGATGAAAGGCGTAAAAATCCTACCGATAAAGAACAAGAATTGAATGATTTTTACAACACGGTAAAGAAATATCCAATGGATAAAATTATCTCATTAGATGAAACCAGTGTAGGTGCGTTATTGATGCCGTCCTATAGTCGTTGTTTTATTGGTAAGCGGTGTGTTATCAAAACCAATAAAAATTTTGTATTTCAAAAATTTACTTTGTTAGTAGCAATCAATAATTCAAAGCGTATAGGATATGAATTTTATGATAAGGGTGGAACTACGAAAGAACGAATGGT